TTGTAAGATCAAAAAAAGAAGAGTTTCGTATGAAAGTATTTAAAGCGATAATGTGGATCTTACCAGAATGGTTATGTTATAAGATCGTAAGAACATTCAAACCATGTGAGGGTGATGTATGATATATACAGAAGAAGATACATTTAATACATTAAGACTCACTCCTTATATGTCGATCATTGAAAATATTAATCATAGTTTTACAAGAACTAAAACCGACTGGTTTGCGTTATTGAAAAAATCGGCACAAACCACCTGTGAAACGCATCCCGACAAATATGATAATCAGTTACAATATGCATTTTTTAATAAAGATAATCCGCCACTGCTTCTGCTATTTAATATCATTTTAGAAGCAGACTGGACTTTAGAAGAATTCTATGAAGAAACATTACGGAGAAGTAAAGTATGACCCTTGGTCACTGGCAATACCCCCACACTTTCGATATAAATGAATATGTTGGATTTGTCTACCTTGTTACTAATATTAGAACTAATAGAAAGTATATAGGTAAGAAGAGTTTCTGGTCCACTACAACTAAACAAGTTAAGATGATTACTAAACCAGGTAAGAAAAGTAAAAAGGTGGTGAAAGAATCAAATTGGCAAACTTATACAACGAGCAGTGAGACCATCAATAGGGAAATCCTATTAGGTGAACAATTTACTTTCGAGATACTTACACTGCACAAATCAAAAGGATCACTTTCGTATAATGAAGTGTATCAGATTGTAGTAAGAGAAGCACTCACTTCGAAATTTGCAAATGGTGACAGAGAATATTATAATGGTAACATACAAGCGATTAAATTTATCCCTAAGGAGGATTAAGAAATGAAAAATCAATACGACCCATATTCAAGTATTGGCCACCAAATGAGTCATGCACAAGCAGCACAAAATGCCGGTTATGGTCAGATGGGTAGCCAATACAATAACACCCAAGATTATTTTCGCCTAACTACCCAAACAAAAACCACTGCTGATATTAAAGCAGAAATAGATCGATTACAAGCCGAAGTAGATAAGCGTGAACTTTATACTGTATTACCTGGCCCAACTAATGATGAATTAAACAAACATAAATCACTTGCAGAAGCATGGTCGGCGTACCATGTCATCCGTAAACTTATAGGATTAAAATGACTATTGACAAAGTAAGTGAAATAGATTATTTCGCAGATAAGATTGCCGACAAATTATGGAATGTAGATATCCCATCTTCATCTACTTGGCCACCAACATATACTCTATATAATAAAATACCACACAGATTAGAAACATTTGAAGAATATAAACAAAGGAAAGAAAATGAACATACTTAAAAAACTATTTGGCAGTAAAACAAATTACCCTGAACAAGTAATACCGGAGAAAGTTCAAACTATTATTAACGAACTTGATAGTTTCTTAGTAGAAACAAGTGAAAACGATTTTACAACAAACTTCACTTTACTAAAACTTGAATGTGATATATTTGATCAATTCAAAACTACAGATACTATTGTATATTATTTGAAGACAAAAATTCAACCAAATTATACATACATTCCCCGAACCATAGCATTTGTTATTACTGTTACTGGCACCTGGCAATTTTTCGTCGGTATTCGGCGAACTATCCCATCTACTATTGAAAAAATAAGCATAGATATGTTTATCGACTTATTAAGTAGAACAAACGATGCAAGGATAAATAACATTACATAATGTTTATTGTCATTTTCATTAGATAGTCACTCCTATGACGAATATCCACCCTAAACAAGTGGATATTTTTATGACGATAAATAAGTATATCGACAAGCATTAAGCCTCGATACAACAGCGGTAACTTCTATAGCCCGCAAAGAAAACTTATGTCAGACGAAATTCCAAATAAACCCCCACGAAATAAACCCGGCCCTAAGAAAGGGACTAAACTCACACCCGAACAAAAAGCAGGCCAGCGGCCATATTATGCTGACGAAAAATGGCCACCCGCAAAGAAAGGTGCTAAGAAGCGCGGCCCACTCGATTGGTCTTTAGATGAACTTATCGAATATAAAGCAGCGGGTGGCCAACCAATGCGTATTCCCAACAAAGAGATGTTATTTGCACTTGGCCGAATGGGTGTGACAATTTCCAATGCAGCAGAATTATTTGATATTTCTGAATCTAAGTTTATGCAAAATTTGGATTGGTTGGAAAACTGGCAAAAAGGTTCAGCAGAGTGCAAAGCACGAATCAGAGCAAGCATTGTAGATGATGCGCTTCACAAAGATATTCTTAATGCAAAACTATATCTTGATAAAATTTGGGCAACAGATAAAGTTCGAGATGAAGTAAATGTAAATGTCCGTAGTTCAGAACTGAACGAAATAGATACATCAAACTTGCTCGAAGTATTATATAAAACACAATTACCTAATGCAGAAAAAGACAGTAACTAAAGACCAAATCATAACTGAGTTATGGTATCGTGGCCAGTTGAGTTTTTTATTGTATCCCCATCAGCGCCCTATTTATAATAAGATACGGGAAGTATTGGCATCTGATGATCCGGATATGAATAGTTTTGTAATTGACTGTGCCCGACAGTTTGGAAAGTCATTTACAGAAGTATTAATTGCAGTGGAAGAATGTTTGCAAAACCCTGATCATACAATTGTATTCATCGGCCCACTCAAGTCACAAGTAAATGAAATTGTTAATGGTAAGACATTTGGAACAATATTCAAAACTTGTCCAAAGGAATTAGTGCCGACCTTCAAAGATTCTGCACTCAACTTTGCAAATGGTTCAAGGATTAGGTTGGCAGGAACTGATAATCACAACTATGAAAGTCTTCGTGGAGGATCAGCAAATACAATCTTCCTTGATGAAGCAGGTTATATGAGTAATCTGGAAGATGGCGTATTATCTACAGTTGAGCCTATGACTAAGACAACAGGCGGAAAAGTAATATTCAGTTCAACACCACCTGAAAGTATTGATCACGACTATTATGAAGTATTACGCTTTCACGAAGAAGCAGGACTTATTGCAACTTTTACTGTATGGGATGACAAATCCCTAACTGAAAAGCAATTACAGAAGATTATAAGCCAATGTAAAGGCAGAGACACAAATAGATTTAAGCGTGAATATGAATGTGCCCGTATTTCAGATGCAAGTAGAGCAGTTATACCGCAATTAAGTATTGAGAATCCTCCTAATCTAATATTATCCGATAATAGATATAGAGATAATCCATTTCACTCACACTGGAAACGATATGTTGTTGCAGACTGGGGTGGACGAGATAAGACTGCCATTATATTTGCACATTATAATTACAAGACAAAAAAAGTAATTGTGGAAGACCAATTAGATTTGAATGGTGATAGTATTACTGGTGGTCGAATTGCAGAAGGAATTAAAGCAAAGACAAAGTTATTATGGAACGACGAAGGCAGTATAAACTATTTCTGTGATAACAATAACATTCTTATTCAAAACGAAATGTTAATCAGACATAAACTACCATTCGTTGCAACAGACAAAGGTAAACTAAAGTCACAAATGGTGGAAAAAGTTAAAGACTGGATATTCGATGACCGATGTTACTTTGCACCTGAAGCAGAACTTGTGTTTAAGTGTATGCGATCAGCACATTGGTCGAAGAATGGTGATGAATTTTCCCGAAGTAAGATTTATGGTCACTACGATCATCTTGCAGCATATGTTTACCTAATAAGAAACATTGACGAAGACACAGATCCAATACCAGATTCAATTATTGATAGATCAAAGTATTTGGTTATGCCCAAACAATTAACACAACCAGACGCAAGCGTATTACAATCCTTGCGTGATATATTTTACAATCCAAACAAAAGGAGATTTTAATGGCATTACCGAAAATGGCAGTATCAGTAGAAAACATTATAGCAAAGCAGGATGCAGTAGACACAGTTTCGTTTCTAATAGAACGGAATCAAGAGTTGGAAGAAATATATGAAACACTTCAACCATTACTTTATGCATTAAGTGTTAAGTTATATGAAGAAGGCACACCAGTATCCCTGAGTAATATAGTTGCGGATAGTATTAAATTTATAAACGAGGAATAATATGGTACAAAAATCAGCAGAAGAAATGCAGAAGATGTTGAAAGAGATGTTTAATATTGATGCCATTATATTTGAAAATAAAATTTATTATTTAAGTAGTAAAGGTGTAGTATGTGTATCAGCAGACAAAAAAGGAGAAAAAGAAAATGGTATTTAAAAAGAAAGAAGTAGTAGAAGAAACAACCGTTAAAACTAACCCAGCAATCTATTATAGACTTGTTAAAGACAAGCGTAATTATTTCTTCATCGAAACATTAACAATTGATAATGGTGTTACAACAATAACAGGTACTGCACCCGAAACTTTGGACAGTGCATTTAGTAAGTTACGCAGAATGTGTGGTGAATCCTATTTCCACGCAATACAGAATAACGACTAATATGTTATTCATATCAATTGCATTAGTTATTATTGCTGCTATAGCAGGATACCTTGTGAACAAACACATAGAATATTCACATAGCATAAATATGAAGCCTGCTATAGATGTAGGCACTCTCGCGGCTCTTGAAGAACGAATCAATAAGTTCGACGAAAGAATAAACAATACTTGGGGCAGCATCAGTTCTATCAAAGAGGAACTAAATGCCTATAAGTTAGCGATGGGATTAAAAGGTAAAAACTAATGAACAACACAAATCAATACTGGGCAAGCGCCGATACGCGCACTTGTGCTGACGAAGTAATATTACGATGCAACGACTATTGGACATTTGGTATGTCAAAAGGATGGTTTACTCTATGGAGACGACTATACTACGCATACAATCCAAACCGTTATACACTTGGTCAAACAGTTCAGTCAGGTGAACAAAACGAATACAGAACAATTAAAGTAAATCACTTTAGAAACTTATTAGAACATGTGCAGACATTATCTATTACAGATCGTCCTGCTTGGCAACCACAGTCTGTTAACTCAGATAGCAAGTCACAAAAGCAAACTATTATTGCTGAAGGCATTCTTGACTACTATATGCGTGAAAAGCGTGTTGAAAGACACCTCCATGATGCAACACGAAATGCTTTGTTATTTACAGAAGGTTTTGTAAGTGAGCAATGGAACCCACTTAGCGGAGAAGTATTGGCAGTTGATCCTGACACAGGTGAAAAGCGCCACGACGGTGATATATTTTACCAAAGTCATGAACCAGTCGATGTTGTCCGCGATCCAAACTTAAAGAGTTTCAATCAGCGTTCATGGGTTGTTATCAGAACATATGAAAACAAATATGATCTTGCAGCACAATATCCTGAATTAGAAGATGAAATTGTTAATACACAGTGGTCAATTACCGAACGCAATCACTATCTTGCTGGTAACTTTATTGACAGGGATTCGACAAGTGATCAAATTGTAGTATTGACATTCTACCATGTAAAGAGTCCTGCTTGTCCAGATGGCCGACAGATGAAACTATTGGCAGATGGAACAGTATTAACAGATAGTATATTGTTATACAAACATATTCCTATTCATCGTATTGCTCCAGCAGATCAAATTGGTGCAGCATTTGGCCAATCTGTTAGCACTGACTTATTGCCACTACAAGAAATGATTGATGCTCACTATACAACTATATTAAGTATTAACGAGAACTATGGTATTCCAAAGATATTATTGCCGATTGGTGGTAATATTATGCCTGACTCATTGTCAAGTGGATTTACAACTATTTCTTACAATGCAGCAGTAGGTGTTCCAAGTATTCTTGAAATGCCAACGGCACCAGAAGGATTATTCAAAGCAATGGCACAATTACAATCAGATATGGAAACATTATCGGGTGTGAACAGTGTTAGCAGGGGTAATCCGGAAGCAAGTCTTAAGAGTGGTAGTGCTTTAGCATTAGTTCAAAGTATGGCCATTCAGTTTAATGCTCCACTTCAACAATCTTATGTGCAATTATTAGAAGATGTTGGAACTGCAACAATACAAATTATGCAAGATTATGCAGATAGTCCCCGCATTATTCAAATTGCAGGTAAGCATAACAAAGGAATTATACAACAAAGTTTTGACAAAGGCGATATTGACTCTATTAGTAGGGTTCAAGTTCAGTCAGGTAATGCATTAAGTAAAACTGTTTCTGGTAGACTTAGCATTGCACAAGACTTATTGCAGAATAAAATTATTACCAATGCAGCAGAATACTTGATGGTACTTGAAACTGGCCAATTAGAGCCACTTACACAAGGTCCAGTTAGTGAATTGTTGAATTTGGCTTCCGAAAACGAAATGTTATTGGAAGGGAAACAAATACCTGTGTTATTTACAGATAATCATGTGCTACATATCCAAGAACATGCAGGTGTTGCCAGTGATCCAATAATTAGAACTAATCCGCAACAGTTCACTATTATTGCACAGCATATCCAACAACATATTCAGATGTTAAGTGATCCAGCATATCAAAATTTCAGACAGTTGACAAATCAACCAACACTGAATAGTCCGCAAGGACAAGGTATGCAACCGGGTAATAACCAAGGACAAGGAGGCCCAGG